GGCGCTGCATTCTGGCCTCAAGCCGCACCAAGCGCATTGCGTTGACTTCGCCCTGACGCAGGGCCGGTCGGCGCTTTTCCTCGATACGGGCCTCGGTAAGACCTTCTCCGCCCTGGAATGGGGCCGCGTGGTGGTCGAAGCCACCAACCGCCCCGTCCTGATGCTGGCTCCGCTGGCGGTCGCCAAGCAGCATGAGCGTGAGGGCGACCGGTTCGGGATCGACGCCAGGGCGGTCCGTGAGCCGGAAGAGATCACCGGGCCGCGCATCTACATCACCAACTATGACCGGCTCGGCAAGTTCGACGCCGATGCGTTCAGCGGCGTCATTCTGGACGAAAGCTCGATCCTCAAGAGCTTCGCCGGCAAGACGACGCGCGCTCTGATCGATTCGTTCCGATCGACGCCCTTCCGGCTGGCCTGCACTGCGACGCCGGCGCCGAACGATCACACCGAGCTGGGTCAGCATTCCGAGTTCCTGGGCGTCATGTCGCAGACCGGGATGCTGACGCGCTGGTTCCTGCACGACAGCGCCGACACCGGCACTTGGCGGCTCAAGGGCCACGCGGTGGAAGATTTCTGGTCCTGGGTGGCGGGATGGGCGCGCTGCGTCTCCAAGCCGTCCGACCTCGGGTTTGACGACGCCGGCTATGACCTTCCGCCGCTGAACCTGAAGCGGCATATCGTGGCCGCCGACCGATCGCTTGACGCGGGCGCAGAGAAGGACGGGCAGTCCCGGCTGTTCCGTATGCCGGACACATCGGCGACTTCCATCCATCGCGAAAAGCGGATGACGACGGACGCGCGGGCCGACCTGATCGCCGAGCTTGTAGCGAAGGAGCCTGGCGAGTCCTGGGTGGTCTGGTGCGACACCGACTACGAAGCCGACGCCCTCACGGCTCGCATCCCCGGCGCAATCGAAGTGCGCGGGTCGGATACTGTCGCCTTCAAGGAATCTCGACTGGAGGCTTTCTCGACCGGATATGCGAAGGTTTTGGTCAGCAAGCCGTCCATCTGCGGCTACGGCCTCAACTGGCAGCATTGCGCGCGGATGGCGTTCGTCGGCCTGAGCTTTTCCTACGAGAGCTTCTATCAGGCGATCCGCCGATGCTGGCGCTTCGGCCAGGTCCGCCCCGTCAATGTGCATGTCGCCTGCGCCGACACCGAGGAAGCCATCTGGACGGTGGTCAGCCGCAAAGCCGGCGATCACGACGCCATGAAGGCGAACATGCTGCGGGCCATGCGCGGTGCCGCCCTGCGGGTGTCTGAAACGCGCGCCTACGCTCCCCATCAAACCGCGAGGCTCCCGTCATGGCTCTGACCTACGATCAGCACGTCGGCGAACGGTTCGCCGTCTACAACGCCGACTGCGTTGAGTTCTCGGCGACCATGCCGGCCGATAGCGTCGGCTTTTCGGTCTACTCCCCGCCGTTCGCGCACCTGTTCGTCTATTCGGACGACGAGCGAGACATGGGGAATGTCGCCGACGAGGCGGAGTTCCGCGACCTCTACGAGCATCTGTGCCGCGAGCTTTACCGCATCACCAAGCCAGGCCGGTTGTGCGCGGTCCATTGTTCGGACCTCCCACGCACCAAGTCTCAGCATGGCGTCGTCGGCCTCTATGACTTCCCGTCGGACATTCGCGCGGCGCACGAGGCGGCCGGCTGGACCTTCCATAGCCGCATCACAGTGTGGAAAGACCCCGTCGTCGAAATGCAGCGCACTAAGGCGCTCGGGCTGCTCTACAAGCAGATCCAGACCGACGCGACGCGCAACCGCCAAGGCATGGCGGATTACGTCATGGTCTTCCGCAAGACGCCGGAAGACGAAAAGCTCGCCGATCGGGTGGGGCATGACGCCAAGCTGTTCCCGGTCGATCAGTGGCAGCGGTGGGCGTCGCCGGTCTGGATGGATATCGACCAGACCAACGTCCTGAACGTCAAAGTCGCCCGCGAAGCCAAGGACGAACGCCACCTTTGCCCGCTGCAGCTTGACCTGATCGAGCGCGCCATCCGTCTCTGGTCCAATCCGGGCGACGTGGTGTTCAGCCCGTTCACCGGCATCGGCTCGGAAGGATGGGCTGCGCTCGCTACGGGTCGCCGGTTCATCGGCACCGAACTTAAGCCGGCCTATTTCCGTCAAGCGATCAAGAACCTGTCGGAAGCTGAGGCGACGCACGGCGCCGGCTCTCTTTTCACCCTCTTGGGGGCCGCATGACAGCGATCCCCCTCCCCAGGCCCGTGAGGGCGTTTCCTCCCACAACACAGGAGCTTCCCCATGGAAGCCTACGACGCTCGCCAGATGGCGGGCACGAACGCGCCCCCGCAGCCGCTGGTGGCCGACACGCTGCAACGGATCGACGGCCTGCTGCGCCAGGCGCAGGACACAGCGGCGACGCTGCACGAGACCCGCTCGCGGCTGTTCGGCGCCTATCCTTCCGAGACCGCCGGCACGGGAGCGAAGATCGCGGAGGTCAGGGCGCCGGCCGACATGATCGCAGACGGCCTCATGGCGCTGGAGCGCACTCTGTCGGACATCCGCTACTCCGTCGATGCGCTGAACAACCGGCTCTAGGCCACAAGTCACCCTGCCTCGCATCCACACCAGCCGCCCGTCCGGGCGCGGCTGCGAGGTCTGTCCAGATCGTATCGCTGACGGGCGAGGCCGGGCCGCTGAGGCGGGTAGCTCGAAACCGTCAATGGACAGAAAGCCCGGACACCTATTCGGCCCAGGCCGTTCTCCCGTGCGCCTCCCCGCACATGCCCCGACTGGCCCGGCGGCTTCGCGCCGTCGGGTCTTCTTTTCGGGGGTCACGCCGCCAATCCCATGGCGGCTCTCAGATACCGGCTGGCCGCTCTCTCCAGCGACCGCCGTGTCATCGCCTGGAAGACGCCCTAGCGGCTTACTTCGGCTGGCCGTTCGTCAACGCCGTCATGGCTCCGGTCATCGACGACAGCATTGAAGCTGAGATCGCCCGTGAAAAAGCCGAGATCGCCGCCCGCGAGGAACGTCTCGCGCGTCTTTATCGCGCCCGTGAAGTCGGCAGCCCGACTCCTCGGCTGGTGTCTTCGGAAGACCGGTTTGGGTCTGCACCGCCTCGGATCGGCGCTTGAGGCGTGGGGGCACAAGTGACCCGCTTCCCCTGCCTCTACGCCCTCCTGACCGGCAAGCTGGACGCTCAACGCCGCCTGTCCGACGCCATCGCCCGCGCTGAAGCCGCCAAGGCCACTTACGAGGCCGCGTGGTCTCGCAAGGACTGCCGGGTCGTCCATCACGCGGAGATCGCCCTTAAGGCCGCACGCGCTGAACAGCTCCGCGCCGAGATGGAGGCGGGAAAGTGATCAGCTTTTCGCTCCCCTACGCGCCGACCACCAACCACATCTGGAAGCACGGCGCCGGCGGCCACTTCCGATCAACCGAATACAAGGCGTGGCAAGCCGAGGCGCAGGCCGCGATCCCGAACGCTTGCCGTGGGGCCATCACCGGCCCGTTCCGCATCACCATCGTCGCCGACAAGCCGGACCGCCGGAAGCGCGACCTCGACAACCTCATCAAACCCACCATGGACGCGCTCAAGCCCGTCTCCCTCGGCGGCTCCCGCATGCCTGTCGTTCTCCCCGGCGTGATCCGGGACGACAGCGATGCCGTGGAGATCGTCACCCGCTGGTCAGACCGCCAGCCGGGGCAGGGCGCCCGCGTCCACGTCAGCCTGGAGGCCGCATGAAGTGGACAGACGACAAGGTCGAAACCTTGAAGCGGCTCCGCGCCCAAGGCCATAGCGCCACCGAGATCGGCATGACACTCCGGTGCACGCGCAGCGCTGTGATCGGCAAAGCCGCGCGGCTCGGGCTCTGTGGCGGTAAGGCGGCGGCGGTCAAAAGCGGCCAGGAGACCGCCATCCGCCGCCGTGTCACCTCGCGGGGAATCGCGCTGACGCCCGCGCCGATGAAGAGCAACGAGGTGCGCCCGCTCCCATCGCTTCGCGCCGTTCCGGCGCCGGAACGGCCTGTGAGCCTGATGGAATTGCGCGCTTTCCACTGTCGCTACCCGACGGAGGGCGAGGGCGCGGACACGCTGTTCTGTGGCCGGCGCAAGGACGGCGACCGGCCGTACTGCACAGAATGCGCCAGGGTCGCGTTCAAGCCCTTCGCCGCGAAGGAACCCAAGAACGCCAATCAGCTCGCCATGGCGCTGCGGAGGTATGCAGCGTGAGTAGCTACCTCAGTCTGTGGAAGGGCCTGATCGCCCCGCCGACACCTTTCGTCGGCTCGCACACGTCCGCGAAGCCGCGCCTGTCGAAAGCCAAGGCCACCGACGCGGTGCGATATGTATCCACCGTGTACGGCATCCCCGCCCGGCTGATTATGGCCGATGACCGCCGCCGGGATATCACCCGTGCCCGGTGGGCCGCCTTCGCCGCCGTGCAGCAAGCCACCGGCGCGAGCCTCCTAGAGATCGGGCGGTATTTCGGCCGCGACCACACCACCGTCCTCAACGGCATCCGCAAGCACAAGGCGAGGACGGCCGCGTGATGCGAAGCGTCCGGGACATATCGGCGGAACTCTTCGCCACCGGACTGACGACCGACCAGCAAGCGCTGGTCATGGAACTGATGGCTGCTGCCACTCTGGCCGCCGCACCGTCAGCGAAGAAGGGCACCGGCGCCGAACGGCAAGCTCGCTACAGGGAGCGTCACAAGGCGTCACAAGTAACGTCACGTCTCGTCACAGTGACGAAAAGTGACGACGTGACGTCACTTGTGACGCCGATCGAGCCTCGCGCGGGTAGTAATAATATACCTTCTTCGAAGGTAGTAGTTATACCCCCACCCTCCCTTCGGGAGGGAGCCCCCAAGGGGGCCGCGCCCCGAAAGCGAGGGGCGAAATTCTGCCCCGAGGACTGGACGCCAGGCGAAGGCGTTCTCACGGCCGCCACCCGCTGCGGCTACGCCCCCGGCGAGCTTGAGCGGGAGCTGACCCGCTTCTGGAATCACGAGTTCCGAGCGCCCCGCGCCGACTGCGATCGCGCAGCCATCAACTTGATCCCCCGGGGCCCCCGCATTTCCAAACCTGCCAACGACCGCATCGCCCGAACCCGGTCCAACATGGCCCGCTCCCTCACTCGATTTGACGCTTCTGTT